TCACGGGCTTTTTTGTTTTATTGAAAGTTCATTACCTTGTTTTATAATCTTTTTCACTTGCTTAATGGTTGGGTTCGTGTGGTTTCTAATAGTATGTTCGTGTAACAGATAACGACTCGCAACTTCTGAGAGTGTTAAGCGTTCCATGTATCTAAGTCTGATTAACTCTAGGTCATCATCACTCAATGAATCAAACAGCTCTGTCATTGCGTTGAATATAAAGCGTTGCGGTGTGAGTTGGTCTGTGCTGTCTATCCTATCCGTCCATGACTTCATTGTACCTGTGAGATATAATCTGATATTAAGCTCTAGTTCATTCATAATATAATCCTCCAAACAAAAAAGCACCCCCACAATTAGAGATACTTTCCTGCACTATTATACCATGCGCATCTCTGCGTCTTTTGATAAGACTATTATATCATGCTTTAGATATAATTTCCTTAGCTTTCTTCATGACTTTACCTGTCTTAGCTGTTATCTGATAAGCTGGCAATCCTGTGCGCTTTGTAGTCTCTGCGATACTTAATAACTCAACGTATCTCAAGCATAATACAGCTATGCTGTCAGTATTGACTGTGTCAAATAACTCATCAAGATTATCTAATAGTTTTAGAAGTCTTGGTAAGTTGCCTAGATCAGCGCCAGTCTTTTCAATATATGACTTTCTGCTTTGGGCGCTTAGGTATAGCGTTCCTCTAAGATACCACCTTACAACATCTTGAGGTCTCCCCCAATAATATCTAACCATCTATTTTATATCCTTTCATGCTATATTATAAATTCCTAGCGAGTAGGTGTTTTTGCGGTAACATAGTAACAAAGTTCTACAAACGGCTTAACCATAAGGTTAAAGCTGTTACTTCTAACAGTAACGTGTTACTGAACTACAGTTACATTATTTATTTACTACCTCAAATCCGCCTAATATAGCACCGGCAACTAAGCCTGACGCGATTTCTTTGTCTGTCAGTCCTTGCTTTTCTGCTTCGTCAATAACTTTTCCAAGTTCTTCAATTTCTTTATCATTCATAATATTTTCCTTTTTCTATATAATTCCTAGCGAAGTAGGAAAAGTACGGTGACACGGTAACAACACTCTACAAATAGCTTAATGGTGCGGTTTAAGTTGTTACCGCTAACGGTAACGTGTTACCGAAGTACGGTGTCACTTTCGCTTTTTCTGACATTAACAATAAATACCTAGCCAATAAAGACTAGGTTTTTTATTATAATCTAATCACTTAATCCGTCAAGATAAGCTCTTACTTTTTCTTTATACTTTCGTGTACGCTCGTCTTCAAATTGTTTGATAGAACGAGTGACATTGATAGAAGTATCATCATAAGCTGGTTTACTTACGACGCTTATTTCGCCTAATGTTTGAAGTTGGTTGATTGTTCGGATAGGTTTACTTGATCCCTGTTGCCATGAATCGCCACGGTCTGCCACGACAAAGCCGAAACACATGCCTTTAAGGTTTCCAGCCTTAATATTGTTATAGACATCATGACCGACTGTTGTATCTGGCATATCCAAAACAAAATGCAAGCCAATTTTATCAATGCTTAACTTCAATGTTCCTGCCTCAACTCTGCCTAACACATTGGCATAATCATGATTATATAAAGCTAATACATCGCTTAAATCGACATTATTGAGCGCTGTCGGTGCGATATATTCAATAAAAGGCGCATTAGGTACACTTGGCTTATTAAATACAATGGCATACCCTGCAATTTGCCCAATGAATCCTGCTTTTTTATTTGCGTCTCTAATTTCTAGTTTGCTATCAATCCCAAAATTAATTTCTGTTTTTTTATTCATTTAATCCCCTAATCTAAATCAGTCAGTATTTTTTCAGATTTTAGAAATGCCATTAATTCTTTTTCATACTGACCTGCCATTAATCTAACAATTCCAAAGAAAAAGTTATTTTTATGACTTCCGTTTTTTTGACCGATTAAATTACTTAATGGGGCTCGAGAATAAACATTTGTTTTTTCTAGTAAGTAATTTCCTGATTCCTGAAGGCGATAACGTTGGTCATCAACTTCCTTGTTATATTCCTTTAGTTTTTTCTTCGTATCTTTAGACACTGCACTTTTTAACAAATCTAGTTCAATGTCACTTAGATTATCTGCTAGGCTTAACGCTTCTTTGATAGTATCGTCAACTTCTTGAGAACTCCAAAAAACATCTAGTTCTTTCTGTTCCTCCGCCCGTCGTTTTTCTAATGTTTCTAGTAATTGCTTAGCGTTATTCAATTCAGATAAGGCTTTGAGTGATTCATCAATATCATCATTTTGAGATTGATTTTCTATTTTTTCAATTTTATTTTTTAATTCAGAAATTAATTGATTCGTTTTGTCCACTTTTTGAGTGAGTGGTTTAGCTTGTTTTTCGAGTTTGTTTTTTGCTTCTTCAATATATTTTACTTGCATGTTATTTCTCCATTTTTCGTTATTTATTACTTATCGGCATTCCACAGAACGCCCAACTTATCGCCTAATGTCGCGATCGCTTGATAAGTTTCTTGGTCTGATTGAAGTTGGGTATCAAAGTATTCTTTTAATGAGAGAAGATTTTCAACTGCTTTATTTCTCTCATTTTCAGCGACTGGGATTTCTAAGTTTTTTGTTTCGTTGCTCATTTTATTTTCTCCGATTTATATTTTTAAGTCAGGTTTTGTCAGTAAATTCATTTTGTTGGACAGCGTACTTTTTTCATGTTTTTTATTTCCTCTTATAAATTCCTAGCGAAGTAGGAAAAATACGGTAACACGGTAACAACACTCTACAAATAGCTTAATGGTGCGGTTTAAGTTGTTACCGCTAACGGTAACGTGTTACCGATTTTCAGTAACACTTTTATTTTTTCTTGCGCAAATAGCCTTTAGTGACCTTTTTTTGTTTGTCTTCGTCCCAATGAAACAACCGCCTAAAAAGCTCGTACTCCTCTGCTCTGTGTAAATCTATCGCTCTATTAAAGCCTGCCGTATGAGGTCTTTTACTTGTTTTTTCCCATTCCTTTTTAATATGGTCAGGTAGTTTATTCTCAAACTCTCGCTTAGTAAATGGCTTAATGCCCTCATCTTCGCACCATGCACGATATAAAGCACTTAGAAAAGCAGTCGGTAGAAAATCACTGACGAACTCCTCAAACATATCATTTACAAACGCCAGCACGTTATCATTAGAAATTTTAAAATCATCTAACAGCCCTTGTGTGGCTTTGGGTTCGTCAAATTTATCAAAATTAAGTGATAAGGCGATTTTAAGCACGTACTCTAAAACATCTTTGCGTTTAATATAATCGTCTTTGATTTTCCAATTGTCATTATCTGACGTGAAAGACTTGTTAAAAGGCACGATAAGCAAACGCCTATAAGTTCCGTTCGACTTGTTTCTGAACTTTGGTAAGAAATTAGTCGATTGAATAACTAGCTTGTTAAATACTGCCAAAGTTGGTTGCTTTCCTTTCGCTTCAATCGGTACTGGGTCGCCAGTAACTACAGAAAAGTAGTTTCCTGCGTTGTCTAAGTAACTGACTTGGCTGTCATCTCCAATAATGCAAGTTTTGCCAACGACTTGGGAAAGGGCGAACCGTTCCGCAAATTGTTCAGCTTTGACGCTTGCCACGTTCTCACGTCCGATAAGGTTCATGATGAGACTTTGAAAAGTCCCTTTGCCGTCATTTCCTTTACCGACTAGCCAAACGCCTTTCCGATAGGAGCAGTTGCCGTTGGTACTTGCGGAAATAATTTGCCATAAAAGGCTAACAAGTCCTTTGTCTCCGCTCATTAAATCATTGAGCCAGTCGTCCACATTCCAACCGTTAATATTAGGCGCTTTGGCTTTGGCGTTGTACTTGGTCGCAATGGTTGAAGTAAAGACGTACTTAGGACTGAATGGCTCTAATTGTTGCGTTTTCTTATTAAAAATACCGTTCGCTACTGGGATAAGATGAGCTTCTGCGGTTTGTTGCTTAACCTCTGCTAAAGTTTCAAGTTTGAATAAGACTTCTTTTGACCGTGCTTGACTGTATGACGGTTCTAACCAATAAATGAGCCGATGAAAGAAGTTCTCATTCGTTTCATATATTCCTAGTTCAGGATTATAAACGCCTAACAGTCCGCTTTGGTGGTCTAATTTGATGACTTTGAGCGTCTTATAGATAATTCTTGCTGTTTCTAAAGGGCTTAATGATTTCGGTGGCTTTCCGTCCTCTTTAGGCGTGCTTAAAAATAAGTTACGGTGTTCAAAGAATAGTTTTCTAACCGCTCTAAGCGTTTGAGTGTTTGCTTTGACATAATCAGGGTGATTGATGATTTCTTTTTCTTGTTCCAGCCAGTCTGTCAAACTGTCTTGATAACCTGCGATATTGATGACTTTTTTGCCGTCTTCGCCATAATCTGTGAAGTCCTCTATTGTAGGTTTTGGACTTCTTACGTTTCCCTGTGGTGTTTCTGCCACAAGTTGTTCTAATTGGTCTGTCATGACTTCCTTTCTATTTCATCTTGAATACACTTTTCCAAATAGTTGCCAGCTCGTCATCAGGTAAGGGCGGACTGGTTCGATTGTTAAAGGTTCGCAATAAGTCCATGCAATGATTGTTATCAATGCCGATTTTTCTCCAGTAGTGAAGTATGCGATTTGTATCGTTGTTTCGGTTGCCTTTTCGTGCGCCTTGGTTGAATAACTCCCACATTTCAGCGCCATAAGTCCGACTGCCTAACGTTGGGTTCTGTCTTTTTTGTGGTCGCTGTATCATTTCAAGTAACCAGTCAGGACAATCGCAAAGACTATCGAAAGTTAAAGGCTCGTTAGTTTCTGTATCATTCAAAGGGATATAATCGCCGTCTGTGCGTTTGCTTGGGTAGATTGGTGTGAAGTGTGTTTTTATCTCCACGCCGTCCGCTAGTTCATTGACAATCGGCTGACTGAATAGCTCTTTGGGAACTTTAAAGAAAACGTGTAAGCCGTTGCCTGTTGGTGTCTTCTCGACATAAGTGCTTAATATTTCCCCCTCGCTGTGTTCATTCCATAATCGACTGAAAACACTCCGCCCATTCTGTCCGTTTTGGTGCTGGTCTAAGTCAATACAAATCAAACCGCTATTTCTAAGATTAATCATAATGTTGCGGTTCGGTATTTCATCAAACCATTCACTCACTGTGATTTCATCAAGACTTCCTGAAGAACTCCCCTTTATAATTGCCCTTTCGCTTTTTCCAGCGGGATAACCAGCGATAACAGAAAAACCGCGATTAATACAGTTTAGGGCTTGTTCTTTGGGTGTCAATGGTCAACCTCCAGTCTATACTCACATTCATCACAAATTTGTCGCTCTTGATAGGGAATGACTTCATTTTCTTTTAGAGGTTTACCACATAAATAACAATTCACTTTGTTAGTCCTCCTTAAAAAGTTGGTCAATCCAATCAAGTTCTGCAAGGGTATAGCCGTTGACTGCATTATTAATCGCTATGCCTGTGCGTTGTTTTTTTATGATTCCAGCTCTGCGCTCGTCTTCGTTAGTTGGAATAAAATAGCCGTTATCAATTGAACCAATGGCGCAACCTTGCTTGTGGAGGTACTCAATTCTACTCTGTAAAGTTCTAAAATCAATATCAAGTGTTTGTGATAAAATCTTGCCTTTAACAGCTCGGTCAATTCCTCTATGTTCAGAAAGAAATTTAATAATGTTTTGGTCTATTTTCTGTAATTCGCTTAATTTCATTCTTTAGTTTCCTTTATCTGTAATTTCATGCCAGCCAGTTGCTTACCTAAAATCGGCACCGATTGCGTGCATAAGTTACTTTTCACTCCACTAGGTAAGTTTATGCTTGTGCTAGCTTCAAACTGCTGTATTAAGTCATATTTAACCGCTTGTGCATTGTGAATAATCTTATAGGGGTGTTTGCCTATCGGTCTAAAACTATTCCGTCCGTACCGTTTAATAGCCGTGTAACCTTGGTGGTGTTCAATCATTTCGCTACCTCATCAAATAAGCTGATTTCTCCGCCCTCTTTTTCGCCCTCAAATCGGACACCGTGCTTGTATTTACGAACTTTAAAGCTGTAATCAACCGTGCCTGTGTTTGCATTCAATGGGTCTATTTTTTCGATTTGCTTGTCTGTAAGTTCTGTATGATAGGCTTTTAAACTTTGCATTCCAACGCTATCAATACCAGCCACATAAGGGCAAGCTCTAATAATATTTGTCATTTTCTCAATCCTCTAATAAAATTTGCCTTGCCTGACAAGTTGCTATGTATCTATGATGATGAACTTGCATATATCATCAATCAGATAGTAAATAAGTGAAGTCTTATATTTTGGTTTGTAGCGATTCAATCCGTGCTTTTCCCAATTATCAAGCGTGCCGTCTGATATATCTAAGTCTTCCATGACACGCTTTTTAGAGATATAAGGTAATACTCGCTTTTCATTTCTGATTTTGAGCTGTGTACCAAGATATTTATTAAATAAATGAATAATTTTATCCACTAAGCCACGCGCCACAAGATTCGTTAAGGTGTCGTCATTCATGGAGTGCCTCCCTATTTATCCCAAGAAGTCCAGTTTTTCTTTTCCTCTGCCATTCCTGCTTCGTACATTCTTCGAGTTACCAAAGAATTAAATTCACGGCTTTGTCTTGTCACGCTTCCGCCTGATATATCTTTAATAGCCTGATTTTTTACAGTGTTATAGAGTTGCCAATAATTTTCAAATTCTTCGGTTTCTTTTTCAAGCCATTTTGTAGGTTTGTGCGCTTTTTTACCGCGATTAAATCCCACACTATAAGCGGTCATTAACGCTTGATAGATATCGTATTTTTCCAATTTAAAGCCGTCTCGTTCTTCGATCCAGTTAAGAGAGAAAAGCAATTCTTCAAATACTGGGTTAAATTCTGTAAAGCTACATTCTTTTGCGACTGCCTGCTCTATTTCTGTGCGTACGTTCAATTTTTCGTCTATTGTTGCCATTTTCTTACCCCTTAACCTTTCGTCATGTATCTAGCGTATGAAGTTACGCTTCTAAACGTGCGTTCTAAGCCTCGTTTGTTCCAAACTGTCCAAGTATGAGTGCTTGGGTCAAACTGCACTTGTGATCCTGTACGTATGCCGTGGGTTGGGTAAATTACATCAATTGTATTATTCATTTTGTTTTTATTCTCCAATTTGTTATAATTAGAGTAAGAAAAGCGCGTGATATTGCGTTTTGCTACTCTAATTTGATAAAAAGCTGTCATCGGTCGCCAAACTTTCAGACGGCTTTTTAATTTGCTAAAAATTGTTTAATTTCATGAAACGCCATGCCTAGCTCTAACAGTAAGATAATGCTGTCAGTATAGCGCCTAAGCGTTTCTTTTTGTTCTGCGGTTAATTTATCGCCTGACTGTTTAAAGCTCGTCAGACTGCGATATTTTCCGTTTGTCGTAAGCTGTACGAGTAAATCAAGAATGATTTTGTGATAGTACGGCTTCGACTGTTTGCTGTTTGTTATTGCGGTGTCTAGTCTTGTCATAGGCTATTTAATCTTGTAAGCTTCACAGACAGCAGTTATAAACTTATTAACATAAGGTGTGCCTTTTCGCTTTCCTGAAAGGATAGCCGAAACATCTTGCTTAGGGTATCCTGTTAATCTAACTAGTGTTTGTTGTGTCCAGCCTTTAGCTGACAAATATTGCTTAATTTTTAAACGCTGTTCGTCCATGTTTTGTGTTGTATCAATCATTTGCGAGTGTTCCTTTCGTTTGTTGTGTAAGTTATCTTGTCAGTGATAAAGTGTGTTTTCCCTTGACAACAACTACAATAAAGTATAGAATGAACGTATAGAAAAAATCACTTAATAAACTAATATCAACGGCTGGGGAGCTTATCGAATTTGTTTATAAGGGCTTTTTGCTTACGTTTTAACTTACAAAATATATTCTATACTTTTTTGTAGGTTATGTCAACAATAAAACCATACTTTTTTGTAGGTTTATCTGAAAGGCTTAATATGACTGTATTAGACACAATAAAAGAATTGTCAGAAAGACGAGGTAAAACTCTTAGACAAGTTACAGACGACTTGAATTTTAGTGAAAACTATCTTTATAGTTTGAAAACCAAAACTCCGAACGGAGCAAATCTTGAAAAGCTAGCCGACTACTTCAACGTATCTGTGGACTATCTGCTGGGGCGTGCTGAAGCTAAGCCGATCAATGAGCCGATTGACTTGGCGGAGGTCGCAAACTCTGACGATGATGCTATTTTTGATAGTATTCTAAGTGCTGGTGGTCGTCCTCTCACAGACAAAGATAAAGCTATGATTAAGTTGGTTTTTGCGGATCGTTGGGAGGAATTGCAACAAAAAGCCAAAGATTTGAAAGATAGTGAAAAATGAGGGCGTTAAATGAAACAAGAAGAATTGACCGCCCTTGTGATAAGCAAAATTGAAAACTTAGGCATAGATTACAGAACGTTTGAATATGATAATCAGAGGGCTTGGATAGATACAAGGCTTTGTATTGGTGGATATAATCCAAATACTGCCACACCCTTTGACCATGCTCATGAGTACATGCACGCATATTATAAAGATGATAGACGGCTAGGCGAATGTGATACGCTAAGTCCTGCGGAAAAGAGAGCCAACAAAGAGGCGATTCTCGTGCTTTGGGATTGGTTTGTGCAGAATGGCGGGAGCTTTGACAATATAGCACAGTTTTGTGAGATAACTGGTTGTCAGTATGAAGCTACTCAAAGGCTTATAAAGTCGATGTGCTGTGATAGGAGCGATAAAAATTTTAGAGAGTGTGCCATTGATTACATCAGCCATTTCGACATAATCACACGCGACACATTAAATATATACAACTTTTTAGACTTCTACGGCTATCATCACAACGCCTATGACGAGGCGTGTGCATTGCTGTATGAGCTGTGCTGGTTTGAGTTGGTGGGGTAAAAAAGGAGGAAACATGAAATTATCGGACTACTTAAAGAATATTGATAACCTAGATGAAAAAATGGAAAAGGCTGTAATTATAGCTGGGTATGAGAGAATGCTTGGAGAACACTACAGACTACCACAAGAACAGTTTGCTGACCTGATGGAATTGCCTTTACCAAAATTAAGAAGAGTTATTCATGAAATGAAAAGAGCAATAGATTAGAACTTTAATAGTGCTAAAGTCTATATAGCTGTGAACCTTAACATTTATTAACATAGCTCTAAAGGTTATTGTAATAAGATATATAGAACTCTTTAGTGTTTTAATGAATATAATGTTAAAAATATAAAGAAAAGAGAATTTAAAATGCTGTCTTTACTACTATCAATTGAAAAATTATTTGAATCTTTTAGGTATATCCTAAAAGAAGAGGATACTAGATCGCTTTTAATAATAATGGCCACAATATTAGCAATTGGAACTGGTTTTTATTCTGTTGTAGAAAAAATGAGTATTTTAGACGCATTATATTTAAGCTTTATTACATTGACAACAATAGGTTATGGAGATTTTTACCCCGTCACTCCTTTGGGTAAAATATTTACAATGGTGTATTCTCTAATTGGATTGGGTATAATGGCTATGTTTATATCTGTTGTTTCTAAGTCATATATTAAGTCAAAAGCTACAAAAAAACATAAAAATAAATCAGTTGATTGACATCATAGCTGAAAAAGAATTAGGGTGCAATATATCGTTAATAGCACTTTTCTCAACAAGTTGGAATAACTGTATTAGTGGATAAAGACGGTAAACCGTTTCTTTTTGATACAATCAGGTCCATTGTTTATTTTATTATCAAATCTAGCTTTATCTCTTTTAAATTTTGGTTCTCAAAGGGCTCAGAATAGAGTCATGTTGACATTAATTGCAGTACTATTAATCTATTTAACTACTATAACTTATAACTAAAGAAAGTTAATAAACATGAAATTACGTGAAGCGATAGAAAGTATTCCTGATGAAGACTGGCTAGACCTAACTGAAGAACCTAGAGGGAATTATAGAACATTCCTTGGCAGGGCACCCAAATATCTTATACATGGTGAGGTATTAGACTATGAGGTAGTATATATAAAGAGAATACAGCATAGCACTGATTATACTTTGCATAGATTTATAGTAAAAGAGATCTAGTACCCATAAATTTTAGAATCATAAAAAGCGCTTTTAGAGCGCTTAGAGTTTGAGAGGAAAATAATAATGTCTGAAAAAGGGTATGTTTACGCTTTGGAAAACAAATCATTCCCAGGGATGATAAAGATAGGGCAAACCAAAAATTTACATAAACGCCTGAAGCAATTTAATAATACAGGAATGCCAGACAGTAATCCTACACTATTACTTTTTGCTTTCAGATTAGAGAACTATCAAAAAGCTGAAAGACTACTTCATAATGTCTTTACAGACAAAAGACAATCAAGTAAAAAGGAGTGGTTCACGGTTAGTTTTAATCAAGTTAAATCTGCTTTTTCGCTACTAGCAATAAATTCTGAAAATGAGCTAATACATCCTAGTGAGTATAACTCAGAGATCATTAAAAAAATAATTCCAATTAAAGAAAGAAAAATTGGGCAACGTCCAAACAGAACTTTTGATTATTTAAATATTCCAATTGGTGGACGACTTGTTTTTAAGGGAAACAAAAACTTAATCGCAAGAGTGACAGACAGGAGAAATAGAGTTATTTGCCCTTGTTGTAAAACTGAGCAGTCTTTATCAAGGGCAGCGATTTGTTGTTATGATGAAACTCATCAGTTATTAGATTCTCAAAAAGGCCGAGATAGAAATGGATTTGCTTGGTTTGAATATAACGGTTTACAGTTAGATAAAATAAAACCAGTGGTAAATTCTGAATTACTATAGTGCTTAATTAAAGTGTTTCCACTCACTAAAAATGGATAAAAGGAGAAAAAATGCCATTAATGAAACTTGATATGATTAAAGATAGCTATTCAACTGATGAAATTACGCAAATACTTGAGATCTCTTATCGGGTCATGTTAGAAGCTTTTGAAGCACCCGAGGGAGACCGCTATCAAATTGTAACTCAACATGAAATATTTGAAATGCAGATACTTGATACTGGTTTGGGAGTAAATCGTACAGATAAAGTAATAGTTTTTAGTTTAGTCACTCGCCCACGAACTGTGGAACAAAAAGTTAATTTTTATAAAGAATTGGTTTCTAGATTGAATGAAAAACTTGAAATAAGGCCAGAAGATATAATGATAAATTTGACCGTTAATAGTGATGAAGACTGGAGTTTCTTTGGGGGAAGAGCGCAATTCCTTACAGGAGACTTATAAAATACTTGCTTATAACAGTCCAATACCAGTATGCTAAGAAATGCTAAGGTTCAAATCTATATAGCAAGTCCTAAATTTTAGGAGTGCAAGAAATTTAAAATAAAAGAGGAGTTCAGTATGAGTAATGTGTTTAATTTTATCTTAATAATTCTAAAAGCAGTTCTATTATTATATGTTGTAATCTTTGTCTTAGTATTATTTCTAGATATTTGTAAGGCAGTTTACGTAAAAATAAATAGTAAGTCGTCATTTAGCGATTCATTTAAACATGAATTCAAAAAGGATTTACATATCACTTTTATAAAAACTCTTAACCCTGTAAATTTTATTTTATGGGTATTCTCGTTAGTTTAGAATTAGTAACCCTAAATTTTAGGAACGCAAAATAAAAAGCGCCTAGGCGCCTGAATTCGTAAATCTATGTGTTTTCAGTCACCAAAAACTGGTAGGAGTAATTTATGAAAAATAAAAAACATATCTCTACGGTTGGAGTATTATTGTTGTTTGTAGTTGTGCTATATCTAATCTATACCGCCATAGAGTACTTTCTTTTTTAAATCATAAAAAATAAAATGACGTACCAAGTCAATTTAATGCTTACATTTGCCAACAATTAAACAAGTGTTTTTGTGGTTGTCGTTTGGTTGCGAAATGGTTGACAGCTTCCCCATTTATATGGGGAATAACTACATGTAAATTTTGTATGTTGTCATTTCAAATGCCAGCTTTCTGCGTAGTTGTAACTACGGTGGTTCAAATTGTTATGGGTGTACCTTCAGGTACGCTTGTTCATACGCGACGTGATGCCGGTATAGCTTTCTGCCACAAGTGGCAAAAACGAAAATTTCGTTGTTGTTCTGATGTCGTTAGTATCTACATCAGGTCGTAAAGGGGTCGTGATTCGCGACTCCCTAGGTAGTAACGATTCGTTCCTCCCTTTTTTAGGGTCTCAGATAATGAATGATACTTTCTCACATTTTTGTGATTAACCTTGTCTAAATCTTGCTAGTTATTGCTATCACTTTTTTCTGAAACCAATAATAGGATATGAACATTTTTGTTCAAATCTCTATGGGTTCACTCTAATCTACTCTAAACGCATAACAGCCAATTTTGCCGACGTTAGCAATAATGAAGATATTGCATAAAATGAAACGACTGGATTTAATTTAGAAAATAAAAAAGGCGCCCTAGTTTGAAATAGGACGCTTAATGCAAAACTTTAAAAAAGTTTCTTTTTGGAATAAATACAGTATAGCTAATAAATCTTAAACTAAACAAAAAGCCACTCCAAAGAGTAACTTTATACTTGAAAGTAATGACATCTCAAAATCATTATACTTTCATCTTACATCTTTTTGTATTCAGTTTTAAATTAAGAAATAGAGACATAGTTTTACTCTTTTTTTTAGTAAAACTGCTTAAGGTCGCATTTTACGACTATAGCCACAATCTAATTAGGACAAGTAACTTTTCACTTTACCTCAACTATCGGAAATTTACGAAAGTTCATAACGTCTGTGATGACAGGTATAAAATAAATTATAGAAAGGAGGTTCTACATGAAAAAAGACGATGTAATCAAACTATCAGACGGACAGACTGCCACAATTGTTACTGGCGATGAATCAACGAGTTTGACCAATTGCTATATTGTACGGCTAGAAAATGAAGATATAAGAGTAGTTGATAGAAAAACTCTAACGCTTGCGGAATCATTAAAATAATAGTCGTTTATAATAAATTCCCTCTTTTTCCACTAATTCCATAAGTAAATATTTACTAATTTTTACTTAACCCCAATACGTGCAAACCTGAATCACGTTAAAAGCTGATAGGAGGTAATTATGGCAGACAATGATAAAACGTCTCAAATAAAATTAGATTTTTTAAATACACTCTATAATCTTATCCTTAGCGAGGATATAAAAGAAGAAGAACGTAGAGTGCTGACTAAAGCAAAGAATCTAGTGGAAAAAGGAGAGTATATTCCCAATGTCATCAGGCGTATGCAGACAAATTTTACGTTGGATGCCATAAATAGTAACCTCTCCCCAAGTGTAAGTGAGTTTTATAGTACATTGCCCAAAACTCTTGCAGAGATTCTACCAGCATTTCCAGGTACTGGCTCTAGTTTAGGGATTCCTCTCTAATTATCTTGTTACTCCTGATACCTTACTGTTACTCTTAATATAGAGAAAGGTAACAGCATAAACCATTGATATAACTACATTTATAATACTTTGTTACTCTTGTTACCGTAAATAATACTATATCAGTTGAGAATTTTATAACTCTATAAACTAATAAACCAGTTAACTAATTGATCGTATAAGCTCTAATAACAATATTTCTCAATCCTTGTACATGCCTTGCCTGACAATAGTACAAAAATGGAAAGGAAGAAAATATGAATATTAAAGAATATATAAAAAAAGACGGTACAAAGGTGTACCGAACTAACGTTTATTTGGGCGTAGATAGTCTGACTGGTAAGCAAGTACGAACAAGTGTAAGTGCCAATAGTAGAAAAATGTGTGAGATTAAAGCACGCCAATCTATAAATAATTTTATCAATAATGGGTCTACAATTGCAAGGGAAAAAGTCGTTTTTGATAACTTTGAATCTTTGGCTTTGAGTTGGTTTGAGAGTTATAAGCTGACAGTTAAAGCTAATAGCATACGTTCAGTAAAAAATTATCTAAAAGTTTATATTTTACCAGCTATTGGGACATACGTTTTACCAAAAATAACGGCTATGTTATTACAAGGTATTGTTAATGATTGGTCTAAGAATGCTAATACCTCTGAGATTATTAGTGGTAAACGTGAAAAGGGTAAAGGTAAAAACTATAAGATAATGCTCAATATCATCAAACGTATCCTTGATTATGGTGTGCAATTAGGAGCGATAAACGACAATCCAGCTACTAAAGTTTTCCCTCCTAAGTTAAAGACAAGGACAGTTAAAAAGATTAAGTATTTTGATGATAAAGAGCTGAAAATGTTCTTAGAATATCTTGAATCATTAGAGCCAAGTATAGAGAACCAGCTACATAATGCCTTATATCGTCTATTATTGGCTACTGGTTTACGTATTGGTGAGGCTTTGGCTTTGAATTGGTCTGATATAGACTTCTCCGAAAAACTTGTTAATGTAACAAAGACAACTTTACAGAGCAGAGAAGTGCAAGATAGCCCCAAAACTAAAGGAAGTAATAGAATTATTTCGCTTGATAATGCCACTTTACAAATTTTAGCCAATTGGCGTAAATTCCAAAATAACCATAATAAAGTGATAGGTTTGTCTGATAGTGTAGTATTTTCTTATGACGGTCAAAGATTGATTTATGAGAGTGAGAGAGTGCGTCTTTCTTCTCACTTGGAATCAGCAAGGCTCCCAAATATCGGATTGCATGGTTTCAGACACACTCACGCTAGTTTGTTGATGAATAATGATGTGAACCCTAAAGAAATACAAGAGCGGTTGGGACATTCTAAAATAACAACAACCTTAGATACATATAGCCACCTTGCCAAGGACAAGAAAAAAGAGACTGCCGAAAAGTTCAGCAATATCTTAAAAGCATTATGA